AGACACGTTTGGGAGATGAGTTAAAAAATGCTAAAAATGAAATGGCAGAAGATGATAACCCACAACGTCAAATGAATGAACGCATTTTAAGTCTGGAAAATAATTGAGGAAGCGGTTGCTGGAATTAACCAAATCGCAAAGGAAATAGTAATATGGAAAAATTAGAAGTACGTGATGCTGGTAGTGCTCCTACACAAGATGTAGAGATGTTTCAAGGTGAAATAGCCAATGAAATACCTTCAGGTGATATCCCACAGGATGCACCTTCTACACCTGAGCAGGGAGTAGCACCAATCACAGAAACTGAGGAAAATGGAGTCGATCCTAAAGATGACTCTGGTCGGTATGAGTACTGGCAGTCGCAGGCAGATAAAGCCAAGGGTGAGCTGAAAGGACTTAAAGAAGAACTGGATTACTACAGAGAGAGTTTAACTCCTGTAGAAAATATGCTTAGGCAAAATCCAGAGGTTCTTGATAGTCTTGAAGCTAAACTCTCCAATGGAGTACCTACTGAACAAGGTGTTCAGCAAAATTCATTGAAGGAGCCTACAGAACCTGATAGACCAGTCAATTATAACGAAGTTGATGCATTTAATGACCCAGAAAGTGAGTCATTTAAGCATCGAATGGCTAAAGAGCAGTACAGAGATCAGTATTTAGACTATCTCAAGAATGTGGACAGGAATAGAACAATGCAAATGGAACAACAGTACCAACAGCAGATGGCTATACAACAGCAAAACGCTATGAGACAACAAGCTCATAGTCATGCTGTTAACAGCTATGGATGGGAAGCCAATAAGGCTAACGAGTTCATAGATTGGGCTAGTTCTCCTGAAAACCTGAATCTGGACAACTTGGCTAAATTGTTTGAATTGAGATCAAATACAAATCCAGTAGTACAGCAAAAAACTCAAGAGATGCAAAATCAGGCAGAACGCTTAAATATTCCTAAAGCTGCAGCAGTGCAGACAGGAAAATCAGAGCAACCTCGTTCTGAAGAGCAACTCTTTAGTGACGCTTTACTGGGTAAGGTTTGATTGAAGTAAGAATAGGAGTAAAATATGGCAGCTACAGAAAAGCAGTTATATAATAGTGGGGCTTCTAGTGTTCTGTATACGGATAGACGAGATTTCTATGTCGATCCTCAGGTCACTAAGGAACTTTGGACTGACGTTGCTCCGTTTACTACGATGGTTAGTAATCGTGAAATGCGACAGGTACCAGACCCCATTTTCAAAATGTTTGAACACAGGAATCCTTGGGTAAAGCAGTCTTTTACTTTAGGAACTTGTGCTAACGGAAGTGCAGATAAAACCGTACCAGATAATGATACTGGAATTAAATTGGATAGTGCAAGCAATCCAGCTACTCCAGTAGAATCTTCAATCGGTCTAGGTGGGGCAACAGCATTATCTGATGCTCACATAGGCTTTATAGTTGAAGTTGTTTCTTCAGATGGAGCAACAAAAAGAGGTAAAGCTGTTATTGGTAAATCTGGCTCGGATTATATGATCAAGAGTCTTGGTGGAACAATAGAGCTTACTACTGGTGACGTATTAAACGTAGTTGGTAACGCACACGGTGAAGGTAGTTCATCTCCAGAAAACTGGTCTGATGAATTACAAGTTGTCTATAATGCTTGTCAGATATTTAAAACCTCATTGCAGGTTACTGGCACATTACAGGCAGCAGTTCTTCGTGGAGAATCTTCAGAACTAGCACGTCTTAGACGCATAAAAGCTCAAGAGCATAAAATGCAAAAAGAAAAAGCTTTCTTATTTGGTAAGAGAGTTGGTGGTACTGGGCTTCAAGAAGCATCTTATGCAGCTGGGAACAATGATACTAATAATGACGAAACATTTGGCGATGTAGGTCGTACAGATGCAGATGGAAATCTAATTCGTACAACTTATGGTATTGTTGGAGCACTAGAAGATTACGGTGAAGACACTTCAACTCATGATGCACAGAATGTTTTTGATATATCTGAAGCAAGTTACAAATATGGTGACTTTGTTGATGATATGGAAAAAGTATTTCAGTATATTCCTGAATCAGGTGTAAAACGTGCCTTTGTTGGTGCAGGTGCACTTGGATATTGGTCAAAAATGGCTGGTGATTCAGGTCTTTCTGGAAATTCTGGCTGG